GAAGAAGAGGCCTCCTTGATAATTACAGCAATTTGTAAAATGAAACCAATAAAAAGAGATGTTATACGCCCAGAAGTATTCAAGCGTGTAACTACTGATGATTTAAGACTTGATGTTCTCACAAGTATTAAAGGAGTATCTATCAAAAAAGCCAAACTTCTTATTAAAGAGTTTGGTTCAGTGATGGAAATAGGAGAACAAACAGAAGAGGAATTACAGTACCTTGAAGGCATTGGCTTAGTATTAGCCTCTCGCATTCTAAATACTTTAAATTCAGAAAAGAAGGTGAAAATATGAATGATGAATATGATGAAGAATATGAAAATGAAATCTTTGAAGACTATAAACAAGTGAGTGCTGTTTTTAAACAAAGCCTTCCGGCTATTGTTCAACAGTTTCAAATGTCAGCGTCAAATATATCGCACTATAATGAAACACCTGCGGTTATGAGTTTCTTTACAATACTTGGGCAGATATGTAAAGATTTTATCGCAATTCCGTTTGAAGAGGAATATGAAGATACTAGAATACACATGTTACAAATACAAACATCTGGAACAGGTAAAACTGTATTGTCTAATTTTGTTCAACCTATTGCGAGAAGTGTTTTTGAGAAGATAAATGCGAAGCAAAAACACCCTTTCAACTTGAATGTTGAAGTGCCATTGAAAGACGCAAACGGCAATATTGAAAAATACCCAAACGACCATGATAAAAAAGGACAACCTATTATGCACTATGCAAGAAAGCACTTTGATGTATTTTCTGTTCAAGTAGCAACATCAGCCGCACTTGTTGGGCATTATGCACTACAAGACGAAATGGAAACAGACGATAATGGAAACTCTCGATTAACTGGAAAGAAGATTCAAGTTAAAATGAATGGTGCTTTAGAAGGAAGTGGTTTAGCACATTGGGATGAGTTTGAAAGGTCAGGTATTTTTAGTCCTAATTCTCATCAAGTGGATATGGTTGTATTCTTGAATACAATGCTAAACACATTACATGGCGATTCTTGGGTAATGAAAAAGCAATTGAAAGAAGGAGATATTGTTGAGACATTTGGAGAGCGTTCTGTATTGGCTATGACTTACCCACCTACTGAATTAAGTAGAATTATGACAGAAACCGGACTACTACAAAGAATGCTTTGTTATATTCGAGAAGTTCCCGAAGCAATTCAACATAACATACGAAAGAAAAAGATTGCTAAGTTTGGTAAGTTTAAAGACAGGCAAGGCCCAATGGACAAGTTTTCAGATGAGTTTATGAAAATGTATGATTTGGTATTAGAACGATACGAAGAACAGTTGAAAGAAGGCAAATCAGAAATAGAAACTAAATGTAATATGATGACTTATACTGATTCAGCAAACGATGTATTAGATTTAGAATATGAGAACATGGTTGGTTATATTAACGACTGTGGGTTATTCGTAAGAGAGGTAGCAAACTTGTTTATTAACCGATTGTATATCACTACTTCTAAACTAGCAGTATTGTGTTCAATTGCTCAAGCACCTTATATTAAGGATAAATCAAAGATGTTTCATGTTACGGGGCAAAATGTTAGACAGGCAGGGGCCATCACCCGACAATGTTATATGTCATTGGTAGAATGGCTTGAACGAAGCCTAAAGGAGAAGCGGGTAGCCTCTCCGGTCTTCAATTCAAAACCATTCAAAGAAAAATACGAAGAGTTGGCTAAAAAGACAGAAGACGGGTGGGTTAATCGAAAGTTGTATATCTCTCAAATGTGCAAGGTTGTTAAGAAATCTAATGCTCAGGTAAATAGAGATTTTAAAGATAAAGTCCAAATGAATTTTGAACTCAAAAAACAAGGTAGGCAAAACTACATTAAACTAAAGGAAGTGAAAATATGAAATACGAAAATACATATGTCGTCTTTGACATAACAAAAGGGCCTAAAGTAATAATTGAAACCTTAGATACTTATGGTGATGAAGGGTGGGCTTGTGTTGCCATGCTATCAGTAGCAAATACAAACATTGTCGCCTTTTTAAGCCGAAGAATTGGCGGAGAAGAACCCGTTGATGAAGAAAGTGCAAAGATTTCTAAACTTTGGTCTAATGGTTCGTGATGCTATGTCTGTATTAGCATTAGATATTGAGACTAAAAACATGTCTCACGAAATAGGCGGCTTTGGCAATACCCATATGTTTCAAGTATCAACCGTCGCAACTTGGGATGGTAATACAGGAACAGTTTATGTTGATGAACCAGTTGATACTTTTGCTAAAAGCGGTCATATTGTTAAATCATTACAAGAACTAAAATATGATTTAGACGACCACTTTCAAAAGGGCGGTAAATTACTTGGGCATAACATTGTAGCGTTTGATTTGCCTATACTTAGAGACTCTATGGACATTTACTGTATTCACAAGTATTTGAACAACGACCAATACATTGATACAAGTAAGGATTTGCTTAAGGGTCATGGTGAAAGGTTTCAACTTAAAAACTTAGTTAAATGTACTATGGATGACTCGAAGTTAATGGATAGCGCAGATGCACCTAAGTTATGGAAAATGGGTAAGTATGACGAAGTAGTAGAATATTGTATGAAAGACACACAGTTAGTATATAACTTGTGGGGATATGGAAAAGAGAATGGTATTGTAAAAGCATTCTCTATTGAAAAAGAAGAATTTATGGATTTAGGAGTTGATTGGTAATGTCCACAGCAGAATGGTTTGGCCTATTTATTTTCTTGATAGTAGTTTCACTATTATTCTTCGCAGCATTTGGTGGTTCTAATATCACTGAACATAGCGTAGATGAATATATTAAGCGACTGCTTGGAGATAATAACGAAGGCGAGAAAAAATGAGTTTAAAACAAACTTGTAAGTATTGCGGAGAGAAAACTCTTGCGAAGCGTATATTGGGTTTCTATGTTGGGTCTAGCGACCAAAAGAAACTTTGGGAATGTAGAGAGTGTTTTGGTATTTGGAGTGTAACTACAAAGTAAAAAATATTAGGATAGGTTGGCCTTCGGGTCAGCCTGTCCTTTTTTTTTATGGATTTTTTTTTCAAAAACTAAGTTAATAGTTTCTTCATTTTTAATTGAGCGTGTGGTGTAATGGATAGCATTTTGGCCTTCTAAGCCGAAGATACGGGTTCGATTCCTGTCACGCTCGCCAATTAATTGAATAGGTCTTCGGATAAAAACCAAACCATCATAAATCCTACCATAAAACTAATAGCAAAAGCAAAAAATAAAGGAATCATTAACCACACACCTCACACATTAAATAATGAATACTTGTCATAGCAACAGGAAAAGTAACTATTATTATTACTAATAGTGCCTTCGATAACATTTCATTAATATTCATAGTATCACATCAAAAAGTATATCTACAAACTATTGGGCCTGTACCGCTAAGAGCATCAGCATGAACCGGTGCAACAAATAATTTTGTTCCATCGGAGTTCCAATCAAAACCTCCAATAAAAGTAGATGCCGTTGTAGAAAGTTGCCCTATATCATCATTAACGCTCATTGAACGAGCAAATGAAGCAGTTGATACATTAAAACCAGTGCTAAGGTCAAACTCGGCTATTTTAGGATGATTTGCACTTGCCGAAGCAGGATTACCTGCCGAGTTTCTGTAAGAGATAAACATTTTAGTTCCGGCAGGATTGAATCGAATACCAGTATAGTTGGTTATATTGTCGCCGTCATCATCTGTTGTTGAACTCAAATTATTAGTTGTTTTACTACCGGCACTTAAATCCCATGCGGTGTTTAGAGTAAGCGTAATTACTGAACTACCATCTGCTACAAACAATTTAGTTCCTGTGTCGTTAAACGCTAAACCCTGCGCCCCCGAACTATACAAAGAAGAATTGACAGTTTGGGTTGAACCAGTAGTACCAATATCATATGCCGTTGAAAGAGCATAACGCACGATATTAGTAGAAGCATTTGTTCCACCAATATAGATATAATTTCCGCTATCACCAAACACTAATGCTCTACTGCTATTGTTACCTATACTAAGTGTATCATCTGCTGATGAAAAACTAGGAACGGCACTATCATCAAAACTATATGACTTAATAGATGATGCTGAATAAACCGCTAAAAGTAGTTCATCCGGCCCATTTACTAATTCAGTAAGGATAGTACCAGTTACCGAACCAGTGCTTGAAAGTGCAATACCATCTAAAGTATAAGCGGGTGCTGTTGTAGCATTAGCCTTTTGTTCAGCACAAGAACCTGCAATAGCATTATACAAACTCATACCCCCAAAACAACATAATCAGTTCCAGTTGAAATACAAGTAACACCATTACGAGCCGCTACTGCAATATCACTTGTTGCGCCATTCATGTTATCAGTACTAGTTCGTAAAGTAAATCCATTACCATCATTATTAATAATAGTGAAATGAACACCTGCACCTTGATTATCCGGTAGAGTAATAACAATGCTACTTCCTGTAACAAAAATGTATTTACCTGCGTGAGTGGCTTCGGATAAAGTAGTCGAAGCGGTTAAAGCAACAACAGGTAGTCTTCTTGCGAGAAGGGTTTTAGTTGTTGCTACTACTAAATTATCATCTAAAGTAGTAACTCCTGTTACATCTAATGTTCCTGCAATATCTATATTGTTTGCCAGTTTAGCACCTGTAACTGCATCATCCGCAATTTTTGCTGTGGCTATTCCACCGTCTTTAACCCGTATGGTATCGCTATTTGTTTCAATAGTAGAATCATCTACATTAACTGCTATTACTGCACTTGAAGCAGTAAGGCCATCACCTGCGAATAAAGTCGCAATATCATCAATTGACTCTTTATGTATGCCATTATCTCCGCTGTCATTAAATGCTATTGTATCTCCACTTGCTATTGCTTCTGCCGCTAAATTGTTTATATCTAAACTTAGGCTTGGTGTTCCAGTTGTAGCACCACCCGCCAAACCACTATTAGAAGCAGTTGTAATTCCTTCAATATCACCACCACCACCACCACTTGCGGCAATAGTAACAGCACCCGCATTTTCAGTTATTGTAACATTAGAACCGGCAGTAAAAGCCAATGTTTCAGTAGCACCTAAAGTATTTCCACCCGCAGTAATAGTTCTAAATGTATTATCATTTGCTGTCATATCATCTACAACAAAATTAATTCTACCATTAGTGTCGTCATAAGTAACCCCTATTCTTGTTTCAGTTCCAACCAACATTCCACCTACAATGTCTTGTACTGCTTCGGTAGTTATTTGAGTATCAGTAGTATATCCTTTTCCTATAATATGGTCGTCAATTGCAGCAGAAGTCATAACAGAAGTATCATTGTCTGCAAATGAACCAGTGCTTTTTTGTACGCTACCCCCGGCAAATTCAGCGATTGTAATATCTAAGACATTTAATGTAACATCACCAGTTGTTCCTCCACCACTTAATCCTGTTCCAGCAACTACTGATGTAATATCTCCCTGTGGGGCTAATGCGGCAATAGAAGAAGCAGTAACAGTTTTAATAACATCGGATGAGCCAGTATCTTGAATTAAAACTTTATCTGCACCTGCAACAGTAGCCGTACCTATGCCGGAAATGAATAAACCATCGCTAGTTCCAGTAATTGCACCTGCTTCAGTATAGGCATTTGAGTTTTCATAAGCAATACTCACACTGTTTTCTGTTTTACTTGTTGTAAAATATTGAACCATTCTAGTAGATGTTGAAGTAGCATCATCAGCAGAACCCCCTACTATTTTAATTATAGCAATAGGAACATCTCCATCAACAAATGCAGGAATAGCGTTAGTGGTATTATTTGCGCCTCTTAATACCATAGTATCGTTACTTCCTCCACCGTCAATTGCTACAAGCATTAAATATACATCAGTAGTAACGGGGGTTATATCTACTGCCCCAGTTCCAGAATTATATGAAGTATTCATTTCAGTTGCAGATAACGCATTGACAGTGTGTAATTTATTATCTCTATATACTTTACCTGCGGTAACAGCAATAGTTGTAAAATTATTAGCAGTAGAAAAAGTAATATTAAAATCTGTTGCAGTTTTAACAGCGTAATTTCCTCTATTGGCTTGGCTAAGTATTTTTATTAATCCTGAATGGGGATAATCTGTTGAGTCGGTAATTTGAGTTGAAGGCGTTCCAGAAAGGGTACTATAAAAGTGTGGATTATTCATATTATTCTACCTCCATAATAAAAAAGAGTTCTAAATTTTCTGTTGTTGAAAAAGGCCCTAGTCCATCAAAATTATGTCGGACTAATAAATTACCTGCTGAATCAAATATCCCTGCTTCTCTAATAACTGAATTTGACATCCCTGAAGCATTTCCAGAAATACTTAAGTGGACTTCTATTACATTTTCATCTGATACAGTAGCCGAAAAAGAAACACTTGTTCCTAAATCTACATCTAATCCTGTTTGGGTAGAATATGTTGAGTTACCACCCAAGCCTATTTTACCATTATTGGCTAAACTACTTTGTATATGAGTTGCGATTAATTGTTTCATTTTGTCAGTTATCAAAATTCTTCCTCCAATAGAGTTGTTGTTGTGCCGCCCGCCCCTACAAACCCAAGTGTGTAAGTACTTGTATTTAAAGGCCCGCCAAATCCTAATTTAGTGCCATCTATTGATGACCGCTTTTGAGCCACAAACTTAATTAATTTAAGATTAATGTCATCTAGGAAACTTAATTCTATGTTATCTGGAATTTCTTCGGAATTCTCTTCTTCTATCTGTTGTTGTTTAATTTGTATTTCAGCAAACCTATCTTCTAATTGCTTACTATATCTGCCTAATTCTAAAGTTATCATTCCTCTCATACTGTGAGTTATTTGAAGTACTAAAAATTCAGAAAATTCAATATTTTCTTTGGGAAAATCTAATGTAACAATATCTCCTGCCCTTAGTTGTCCTAATCCTTTGTGTCCAACCTGTACACTGACTTTAAAGTTAAACTTGCCATGCAATTTTAATAATTCACTTGCTCTAGAATTAACTTCTTCTTGAGTAACAAGTTGCCTATCTGTTTCTCTCAATGATTTTACTCCTACTTTCTTGACGCTTCTAAGGTCTTTTCTTGTTCCTTTGTGGCTTTTACCTACTACTGTAACTGTATTAGCAAAACTATACATAGTTTTTAATTTTTGAATTCTAAATATATCTATATTGGTGTTTCTTGTTCCTATAATAAGACTTGGGAAGTTTGAAACAGTATTCTTATCTACAATGGTTAAAGTACCATTGACCTCTAATAGTGATTTATTTTTCTTACTCATAATAAACTTAATTGCTTGGAATAAATTAACACCCTTAAAGTTTGGTGCTAAGAAGAAAGGATAATCTGCATTCTTACTTAGAGAAAAATCAATATTATTTTCTTGTAGCATTTCTTCTATTAAATCATCTGCTTCTCTACAAATAGTAACTTCCGAACCTATTATTGCTCTTTTAGCAGAAGAACTTACATCCCCTTCTACCTTTAGTTCAATTAGTTCAGAAAAAGAAGGTATGCCTAACATTGTTTCTTGTTCGGAAATAGACATATAATATCCAATGCTTGTACTGTCTTTGGTAAAAGTAACACCAGTAACATTAAAGTTTTCCCCATCAGCAATACATAAAGTTTCTTTAGATGATTTATCATCCTTTATATTCCAAATAGCATCTAATTTATCAGGTGTTCTTATTACCACATGGTCGGAAGAAGAAACATCATTAGGGTCAGCAATAACATACATAGATAATACTGCTTCTCCTTCACCCGCTAATGTTCTTTTACCCGAACCTCCATTAACAAAGTAACTGTTTGGACTATCATACATAGAATTAGAATAAGGTTTCTTAGTATATCGAGAAGACATTTCGTTAAGTTTAATATCGCTTGGGCTAAAATCATACAGGCAAGTATGGTTTGGTTGTAATATTCTATAAAAAGTATCTGCGGCTACTAATGTATCATCAAGCGTAAGTATGTGAGTTTTAGTATTATTAGAAATATCTAATTCATGGGAAATAACATATAATAGTTTGTCCGGTGTCATACCGTTCAAACTTTCCCCATCTGAATGTGTACCTAAAGAAATAGTGTCGGAATCATTTTGTAAGTATTTTCCGTTTTCTGGGGCTAAATAACACCCAGTCAAATCAACAAAATCTAAAAAGGGTTGGTTGTTTGTTTCTATTGATACTCTTACAATAGTAGTATTATTTGGCCCTTTATCAGTTCCCATCAAATCATTAGTATTGTGTATTTTAAGTAGTGGCTTAAATCCAAAAATTACTCCATCAGCGTCAGTTGCTAAATTACTTCTAACCGTACCGGTATCTTTTAGACTAGCATATACACCATTTAATGCAATTCCATATAATGAAAATTCGTCTTCTACTGTTCTATGGCTAATTCCGTTTATTCTTGGGCAACACATTCCAGTATCAGCATTGGCTGTTGTTCCATCTTCTATATTAAATCTATCGAAAATAACAGGCATAAAATTAGTATAAGTTAATTCTCCGGTTGTATAGCCACTTGCCCCAAAATTATTTCCTTCGTTTAATCCTCTTAAGAAACCAGCCCTTAATCTTTCTAAAACTAAAGACGGTTGCCCACCACCTGCCCCTTTTGCTGCCTTTGAGTCAGAGTCAATATCAATAGGTAGCCATAGATTAGGTTGCCTCGAATTGTTGTTTATTGTTCCCGCTAATGTATTGTTACTATATTTGGTATAAAAATCACTACCTGATTTACCGTATGTATTAGTGGTAACATCTGTCATTATTGCACTTTTTAATAGGTGAATATCTTCATCAAAATTAATAAATGTGTCTTGTTTTCCGTGTCCTTTTATTGGCCCAACTCCACCATCGGCATTAGTTAATTGCTCAACAGGAATAAAATATAATTGCGTATCTGTTCCCGAAGAAGCAACATAATGTTGTGCTACATTACTAGTATCTCTATATGTTTTAAATATTGCACTATCACAAGTAATGTCAGTGGTAGAGACACTAGAAACAATTCCCATAAACCTACCTGCTCCATCTACTATGACATCATTTGCCGAAAGATTATCGGGAGAAATACTACATCGTATAACATTAGAGGAAGGTATAGAACGAGCATAAACTGGATTTGTATTATTCGTAACGCTACTTTTTCCATGAACAGCATATTGAAAACTAGGCACTACTCTTTTTCTACTTGGTGGGTTTTCAGGGTCAAATTGATTAAATGCAAAATCATAGACAACTTCAGTTAATCTCATTAAAGAAAAATTAGTAAAGGTAGTATTTTCCGAACCTACTGATTTACTAGATGATTTTATTTTAGCAAAAGTGTGAGAAGAATCATTAGAAGATATTCTTGTAGTTTCACCTAAAACATTAGTTTTAGTATCAAATGAATCCGTTATGATAGGTTCATCAATTAACATTATGCTATACTCACTTAAATCCCTAGTATTATTTGGATTAAATAGACTGTCTATTCTACTTCCAGAATAAGGTAACAAATCACAATTAGAAAATAAAAACATTCTAGATACTTTAGGGTCTTTATTGTCTAAAACATCTTCAGCGATATAAGGGCTTCTACCTAAAGAGGTATCTGAGTATAATGTTGGATTTGGGGGAATATAAATACTATCAGTAGCAGTACTTATACCTTTACTAAATCTGACTTCGTTTAAATATCTTGAGCCTAAAACCGAATCAAATCCCCTAGATTCGATTAAAGTATGCCCTTCTGAATTAGAGCCTGAATCAGTAAAGTTTGGCATTGTTGCCCCTACTCCAATAATATTATCATTTAATATTCCATCAACATAAAATCCCGGATTAAACCTATATGCAGTAGAATAGTATTTCACTTTACTTAATTTTTCACCATAAAAATTATATTCTTCCGACTCAGTAAATCCTGTAATGCTTGAATTCACTAAATTAAAATTACCTTTTTCTATACTAATTAGCCTATAGTATGGACTACCAAACTTGTGAGCATAAGAAGACTTACCTAAATCACTATCATAACTCAATGGATAGTCAAAAACGCTTAATGTATTATCTGAAACTATGTTAGTATCAGGAGTATTAGCAGCACCGATTGTTGGGTGAAGTAATGCGACCATTTTTCCTGTATGTAAATGACCTGCATTCAAAAAGTTCAATTCGTGAGTTTTTTTAGATGATTCCCTAGTAGTTTCATCAACATTTAATATTGTTACTTCTGAATCTGCCGCTACATTTTTTATTTTTCTATCTAAATATAATGTAGTATAAGTGCCGCTATTAGAAGCACCAACAAAAAATCCAGCAAATGTTCCATCTACATAAATTGGACTTCCATAGTGCCTTCTTTGAGTATCTATTCCACCTAAAGCAACATGATAGCCACTTAAACTAGATGTTAATGAATTTTGAGGTGTTGAGCCAATAGCATTACAAGTCATTAAAATAGCAGTAGATATGTTAGTATCTAGTTGATTAGCGTAATTTATATCTACTCTACCTAAAGTCAAAGGAACATAAGGTGCTATTATAACGCTAGTATCAAATTTATTTCTTTTTATGCTAATTACAGTAAAATCAATAAGAGTATTGATTGTATCGAAGTCTGCATGGGTGGTGTGAGTAATGTTATCTAATCTAGCCTGAAATGCTGAATCGCTTTTCATTTTAGTTGCAGAACTTAGGTAGTACCCTCTCGCTTCTAAATTAGTTGATAAAGAAGTAGAAACCAAAGAAGATGATTCGCTACCATCTTGCGCTGCTCCTGTTCCTAATCCAGCAACTCTTATATCTTTACCACTATTAAAATATAATCCTTTATTTGAAACTCCGTCTAAACTTGATGTAGACTCGACTAATGAATTTGAGGCTAACGCTTTATTCATTATATAGTTTTTACTGGATGACTTGTATAAAGTTACAGTTCCTTCTGTTCTTGGAAATTCTCCTATTACTACTGTGTTTGCAGAAGAAGTAGCAACTGTGGTTTTACCAATATAAGAAAGCATACCATTATCATATTTACCAAATAATATAGTACCTGCCGGTATAGTTGCAGTAGCAGCATTTGTTATATCCGCTGCTGTTTTTAGATTAATTGTTTTACTAGAAGCATCAAATGTTATTACCGCTTTTATTTCGTTATCGGAAGTGTCTAAAAGAGTAGCCAAATTATTATATGGGCTATTGCTAGAATAAATAACATCTTTAGTAAATAAAGTATTTTTATCAACAATATTAGAAACAAGAATTCTTGATTTGCTGTTGGCAACAATTTTCATAACATTAGTATTAGATTCTATATCGTTTTCTGTACTTTCTATTTCTCCATTTAATTTTTCTATTTCAATAGAATAAGCACCTATTGCTGAACGGAGAGCATTATTAAAACTATACGAAGAATTATTAAAATCAAGCGTCAAAAGTTTTTTATTAGCATCCGAAGAAATAACCTTTGCTTCAAGAGATTCTAAATTAGCATTACCCAATGATACATATAGCACTGACTCTCTACCGTCTATGATTGGATAATCAGTAAGTAGTGTCTTATCAGTTTGATTATATGCCCTGCGGTAAATAATATCATTTACAGATAAACTGTATGAAGTTGTTGTAAATGCAGATTCTTTTTCTAATCTTGTAAAGTCTTCAAATGTTATATCTTGAGAAAATGCAGAATAAGAATCTATTGTTTTAACTATAAGTATTCTATCACCTACCTTTACTTCATCCCCCACATTTAAGAAAGAAGAAACATCAAATTCAGTTCTAAGAGTATATTCTGGGTGAGAAGTAATATCTGTAATTTTAAGAGGTAAAGGCATCCAACCGAAAAAGTCTGCCCTGTGTACTTGGTGTCTAATTTTTATTGGAGAAAAGTCTCCTATTTTTGTACTTAACATTCTTGAAGAATCAATTATAGTAAGTTCTGCATATCCTCCCCTTGCTCCTATGGATTCTTCAATAAAACAATCAATAGTATTTTCTGTGGAGTTTGAAATAGTGGGCGAATAATCATAATATAAATATCTTTTAGGGCCAGTATAGTCAGGTGTAGAAAAGTTTGCACTATCGGATTCTACATCTTCTCCTTCGGAATCTCTCCTAGCGTTAATAAAAGCAGAATCTCTAACAAATGGATTAAATGTATCTGGAGTAACACCTTCATTACTTGTGTGGGTTAATGGGCTATCTTGGTCTTTTAATCTATCAATTAATTGAACCACCATAGAAAACCTACTATTGTCTATTACACTTGTACCAAATTCGGGAATTGTTGTAAAGTAACTATCTGAAGAAATAGTTGCAGAAGTAGTGCCAGTATTAAATTTAATTGCATATTTTTCATTGTGATTTAGTTGATTTTTTTCAGTTAAATGTTCATTAAAGAAATAAAACAAAGGTCTAGCACAGATTAGAGAATCATTTAACGATGATTTTATTCCTGCCGAAATAGCATGTGGGTAAATGTATGTATTTTTTGGGAAAGAATAAAGTTTAAATTTAACTCCAATTGGTATTTCATTACCTAATTTTGGCTCAAAGTCAAAAGAATCTCCCAATGAATCATCACTATGTACTTCTGTAATTCTAGCAAAATGATGTTTTAAATAATTGTCCGAGTGAATAAGTACAAAATAATAATTATCAGTATTATTATTTACTTCATCTCTTTGAGTTGTACTAAAATTAAATCCAGTACTAGAATCATCACTATGGCATTTTATTCTAAATCCACTTGTGGTTTCTAAGTTTGATAGTTGTTGCCCCAATATAAGAGTAGCATTAGTATTTGTTGACAATGCACCATTATTAGTATTTATTATAGTAGAAGAAATTATTCTATTAATAATAGTATTATCTGGAAAATTGTTAGCAGTAGTCTGAATAGACTGACCTATGAACATTCCCGAACTAGAACTTACAGTAACAGTATGTCCACCATCCACAGTAGTTTGAAAACTAGCCCCACTTAATGTAGTAACATTTAATGCAGTAAAAGTAGGTTGGAGTTCAGTATTGAAAGAATTAGGATAAATAGCAGTAAAGTTATCATTTAAAGTAGCGGCTTCAATTACTTTAAATTTAGGATTAGTTGGGCAATTATAGGCTACTTTCTCAAAAGTCCTAGTTGTGGTGCTTGAATCACTAGCACTAGCACTAAGCGTAACTGTTGTTGAAGTTGCTATTGCTGTAATTCTAGTTAATGCGGGGATTCCATCACCTGACACTATCATACCTACCCAAAGTTTACTAACATTATCGGAACTTAATGTTAATGTAGTGCTACCAGCAGTTGTACTAGAAAGAGTCAAAGTTGAAGGACTTCGAGAAATAGCCAGTATTTTTGTCATATGTCTATCTCCTCAAATCTTAAAAATAGTAAAGTATCATCATAACTAGGTAATAAATTTCTAATATTAAAAGTTTTTCTAGTTATATTAGTAATACTTAATTCGTGAAGCACTCCCATAAATTGTTTATTTGTAGTTGTACTGCCTTCCCCAACAGCACCACCAGTTGCTCCAATATAAATATCGCTATCACCAAAAGAAAAAGAACCTGTTCCAGAAATAGAATTAGAAGCACTTTCACTACTATCATATAGTATTAGTTTGTTTCCATTCAAATACACATTTAGTGTTTTATTTGAAGAGTTGAAAGAACAACCTATGTGAAATTGTTGGTTTATGTAAGACGCATCACGCTCAACGGGGAGGTATAGGTCAGTTGTCGTACTGCTAATTGTTGAACCATACGACCCACCAGTTACCGTTAAAGTGCTTGAGCCGGTAGCGGTCACTCGACCCAAAAGAACAAAAGCATCCCCACTTTTGATATATACTAATTCACCAATTGCTATTTTTTTAGTACCATTAGTTGCCACAGTAGATATTGTACTGCCACTAAAATTACTAAAGGTAGTAATTTTCTTATATTGCACCATTCCGTTTGTGTCAAATCCAGTCTTGTTATCAACGCTTGTATAAAAAAATTGGTTTCCGCTATTTGATTTAATTATATGTCCAGATGTCAATGTGGTAGTAGTGCCACCTATTGTTATTGCTGCTTTAATTTTATATTCAGCAGGTTGATTTACATTTGTGAATGTGCTATTTAACAAAGATAGGCTTATACCACTACTGTTAAAAATCATCATTTCGTGACTAATTCTATCAGCGTTTGTTAAATACTTAGACGATTGATAATTTGATTGCGTAACAGAAGTTCCCGCTACATCTACTGTTGGCGGAGATGGCATTACTTTTTTAGAATAGGGCTTAACAAAAAATACTCTTTGGTTTGTTTGAGTTGAACTAACTAAGTTTACTCTAGAAATAGTTATTCTTGTACTGCTTGTTATTTCAGTAATTAAAGTTTCATCAGAAAAATCTCCAGAATGTACTACTCTCATACCAACAGAAAGTCCCGAAGTAGAAGTCATATCCAATATATTTCGATTGCTTGTTCCGTAAGTGCATTCTTTAATTATTTCGCTAGGTCTATCTTTACCATCAAACAGTTCACTTCTAGTTGTCCTACCATCTCCATTAATGTCAAAGGGTGTTATTATAGTTTCTAATGTGAAAGAATTCTCATGTGAAAATATACCATAACCTATATCATATGTAGAGTTTGGAACATTGTCACTATAATCAATTTTAAGATGACCGTTGCACATAACAGGGAATACTAGCCCTCTTTGTTTTCCGGTCAATATTTTATACATATTATCAACTCAAGGGAATACTCTAGCAATATCAAAATCCATAGTAAAGGTTAAATCGAAAGACTCCGCTTCAAAATTACAAGTAAAACTTCTAATAAATCCGACCAAGCCTTCATCAGTGGAACTATCAGGGAATTGATTTAATGGTAGTGGCACTAATTCATTTTCAAGTAAATTAGCACCACCTCTCGAATGAAAAGTTAATGGAACTAAAACTCCCGTATCTCTATTATTTACATCTACTCCACTTCTAGTTTCATAGTCATTACCTACAAATGAAGGCATTAGAATAACTAATTCTGCAACTGCTTGATTTCTTGCAAGACTAGTAGAATCTACCGAAGAAGCAATCATTTGTGCGACTTCATGGGCTGTAAATGTTCTAGAAGTTGCTACACCGGCAATAGTTTTTTTAATAACTGTGTCGGTTATTGTTCCTCCTAAATTAATACTTTTAGTACCCAATGCTAAATCCAACGCTACTCTTTCTGATTCACCTGTAATAAAAGTAGTAAAAGGTACAGGTAATGAAGGTATGTCTTTTGACACACTTATTCCTACGGTATTCACCTTTAGCGGTATAGTATCTAAAGATAAGTCAGTACCGGAAAAGTTTTGTGTTTTAAGATATACATATGTCACTCTATCACCTCAAATTAAATTACCAAATGGCATTTGCCGATTAAGTTTATTACCAATCATCTTTCCTAATTGTTGTGCTACTCTTCTCATTTCGGCATCGGAAGTGTCTTTAGCGTTAATAGTAATATTAAAAATGTTGGTGCTTCCACCCATCATTCTCTTAGATTGTGAATTAGAATAGATTTTAGAACCTGCATTTAATTGTAGTAATTCCGGCCCTTGTTCTCCAACGAGAGACAATCCACCATGAGAAGTTCCTCCTTTGGCAAATCTTCCTTTAATTCCTAGTGTTCCGAATACTCCTTCATTTTCTAAAGAATCTCTAAATTTGTTATACCTATCTCTTGTTTTCTTTGAAGGGCTTAAGAAGTCTCTTATCGAAGTAGCCAAAGTAATTAACTTTCCACCTGCGGCTTCTATTCCGGCCAAGAGTTTTTCTTTATTCATTTCTATACTTAATGATTGCCGGACTGCATCAAGCATTTCTCTAAAACCAAATATTATATCATCTTTAGTTTTTATCAAAAAGTTAATGGAATCATTATATATTGTTTCAGCATAATGTTGTAGTCCGTAAAAGAAATTATTTATGTAGTCTTCTACATTTTGGAATTTTTCATCAAAATTATCATTTAACCAATAACCTACTGTAAATAAGGCCGCTAATACTGCAACACCAATTAGTATAGGTAATGCTGCGGCAGCAGCGAGAGATAGTGCTAAACCAATTAAAAATTGTATTACTATCAAAGCAACTACAACAAGAGCAACCTTCATAAGAATATCAGTTACTCTTCTTCTAAATTCGGGGTCTTTATAGAACTTATATGCGGCATCCATCAATAAATCAAATCCTGCAACCATCGCTAAGAATCCTGCTTCTAATAAAATCTTTCCGGTTTTAATAAGAACAGCAATTCCTTTATCTACAAATTTTCCGGCATAATCTAATGCTTTTTCATAGTCTCCATTTAGGAAAGCAGAAACCATTTTCCAACCAACTTTAAGCCAATCGAACACCATAATACCTAATACTTTAATGTCATCAATTACACCAAACTCTTCCAAAATCTCATAGTATCTTTTCAAGTAGATTAATATAACAAAGAATGCTGCTATTGCCAACATTGACATAACTAAGTATTTAAATACCATAGACATGATAGGTTGAAGGCTCATTGTAAACTTTCGCATTTTTGCTCTAAACTTAATTGCACCAGTAGAAAAAGGATTGAAGGCAGTATAGATTAATTTAGTGGATTTAGTAACTAGTAGTAGCGGTGCTAAAAGCATCTTTGCGCTTTTTAAGTTATCAGTTACTCCTTTTGCATTTGCTCTTGCCGCATCTTTTCTTACTGCTCTACCTACTTTCAACTGGTCTTTCTTTTGAGAAAATCTTTCACTAAGACCGCCAGTAATTGAAGCCATTCTTTTACCAAAAAAACCTTTACCTTTTTCTTCGGCTTTTACTCTCGCTAGTTTTTTTGCTTCTTTTACTCTATTACTATCAAAAGCATACGCCATTTTTGCATTCTTTTTAAGTGCTAATCTTTCTTCATCTAAGAGTTTATTTCTTTCATGGAAAAATTTTATAGAACGCTGCATGGCTCTTTCTTCATCACCAGTTGCTAATAAAACCTTTTGATAAGCAGCCGTATTAGTTAATGCTTCTTTTGTTTCCTCACTAACTTCACTTGTTAATTTAGCAATATCAGCAAGTCTTTTACTACGGTTTGCTATAATTTTATTATTGGCTTCTGTTTCTTTATTTAATTTTTTTATGAGTTTAGCATGCATTTTTGTAGAAATGGTACTTTTACCCGTAGCAGCATTTACTCTAAGTAAATCATCATTATATGAATTTGCCAATGTTAAATTTTTTAAATTTTGGGCTTCTGCTTTTTTCTTTTCTGCTGTCAATTGTGCTGTCAATTTCTTGTCTTCAACACCATACTTAATTAAATTTTTAGAATTAGCATATATAGATTTCATTTGTTTATCTACTTTATCATAGCCTTTTATTTTTTTTAATAACGCTGCGGATTCTTCCTCATGTGCCTTAGCATTTGCGTTTGAGCGATTTTCAAAACCAGCCAAAATAGAAAGATATGCTCTTATTTTGTTTTGTGTACTCCATAAAGGAGTACCTGAAACTAAACGACTAAATGTAGTCCAAGCCTTACCTGCGCCTTCTGTACTTGCAGCAGCAGAAGTAAGAGTTTTAGTTAATCCCTTAAACTCAATACCTGCTTTAATTGTTCCAGTCCTTAGAGTATCTAGGGAATCAATAACATCTTGAGCCATACTATCTACTCCTACTTTTTCTCTCCATGTCTTTTTGCATTTTTTCCATTTCTTCGGATTTTAGCGTTTCAAAGGTCATATGAACTTGTAGTAAATCTTTAACTAGATATACTGGCATTTTGTATATTTCTAATGGGCTTATTGCTAATGCTTTAGATAAAGTATAAACAGTAATTAGAGACATTATATCAGGGGTAGTTTCTTTACCCTTCATGCAATCTCTTATTCTTCGTTTTTTTCTTCATCCTCCTGCATCATCGCCATTGGATTAGGCAGGATTTCTTTTAGTTGATTCCCGACATATGGGCTTATTCTAAGCATATCGAGAGTTGAAAGTGATGGTTCAGTCTTTTCAATAAAGTTTTCAATCATGTATCTATACATGGCTTGTAAGTCAATATCAAAAGACTGGGTTCTTTGGTCTATCTTCATTACTGAATTAAGTGCTTTCTCGGCTTCAAGCCAAGTCGGTTCTTTAATCCAGACTTTTAAATATTCATCTGATTCGGGAGACACTCTAATAAAATGTTCCTTCGCTGCTACAAGTGCAAATAAAGCACTCTTATCTGTTACAATTTTCTTATTATTTAACATATTATCCACCTTCAAAAACCAACAAACAAACAAACGGTGTGTTGGTGGAATATGATTACTCTAATTTAGAATCCTTTTTTGGAGTCTCCTTTGGAGTATCTTTCTTAACTGGCTTCTTTTTCTTAGAAGCCTTTTCTATTTTCGCTCTTTCAGCCAAATACTTATCTCGATAAGAAGCCATCTGAAATCACCCCTGTAATACCCAATGGGTAGTTGTAGTGCAATTGGTTAATGTTCTTGGCATAAGAGTTGCTTCTACCGTAACTGCACCCTTATCTTCGGGAACAGTCCATGTATTAGCACTTGTAAAGTAATCATCAAAAGCAAGTGTAAATGATTCTCCACTATCCTTAGTAAAGACTAAATCAATAGATTGGGAAGTATCATTATTTTCATCTTGGCTTAATAATTCAGTAAATAGTGTATCATCTGTAACTAAAGCAGTAATAGCAATCTCATAGGTTCGCTGTGCAGGAATACCGTCTTTGATACTTTTATTACCAACACCTAAGAATCGCTTATCCTGTAAATTGTTGTTAATAGTTAAAGTAAAGTTTGTAATCTTTAAAAACTGTTGTCCATAAACACTCATTGTTCCATCCGAGAAAAAGAATGGTTCTAAATGAGTTGGTTCAGCAGTAAAATTAAATAGGCTAGAATTAGCACTTTGTCCACCTCTTGATTCATAGCCGGTGCTTGGACTCGCTAATGCTTGAGGAATTGGGGTAACTGCTCTAGTATTCAAATCTAAAGTCATTTTAATTTCTTCATTTTCATTAGCCGTCATTGTTAATGTATTAACTCTATTTCCTCTTGCTACACGAACAAAGTTAATATCTTCGGAAGCAGCATCATTATCAGATAAAAAGTTATTTGTTACATCTTTTGTTAATGAATATTCTAAAGCAAAAGATGGCAAATGTGCGCCATTTGTTTCTTCAAACTTATATGTAATATATTGTCCAGTTGCAGCAACCGGATAAGAAGCAGAATCGAAGTTTGTTTCCGGTGCAGATTCAACAAGTGGGTTGATAGGAGGAACAATATGAACAGAAGGTGTGCTACCATCACCAACAGGATTTACTCTATGAATGAATGGGCCTTCATCAATATGGGAAGTATTGCTTGTTCCGTGAAAATATAATTTATGTGCGGCTGTTCCGGTGTGGTAATTAGTTGGGTGTTCAGAATCCGAAGTGCCTCCACCAAAACTCAATTGAGTACATTTACCTAAAGCGTAATAAAGCCAAGTTACCTGATTACATACTAATGCAAGGTTTCCTCCCGAAGCAGTTTCAATGCCCTTATATTGATGAGTAAAGTTTCTTGTTCCTCCAAGAGAAAGATTTAATTGTTTCATTTCAACTTCAATGTTTGGGAAAGAAGCAGTTTCGACTAAACCTAACCAATTATCAGCATGTAGTCTTGTTTTTCCTGTTCCGTCGTCATCGGAATCGGGTGCAGGACAAGGTGCGCCATATGCTCGCAATACGAAAGAATCATCTGCAATAACCACAGCACTACCAGTAGCAGGTGTAATAGTGAAAGTATCATGGTCGTTTGTAGTAATAATGTGAGAAGAAGTATATACTCCGTTATCATACCAATCTAAAGAACAACCAACATACATATCAGGCACTAATTGAAATTGTGCTAATGTTGATTGTAAAAATTGAATTGCTGTCGTGCTTGTAGTGGCGGGTTGAAAATAAAAGTCCACTTCTGGAACTAAAGTCATTGATGCGCCGCTTCCTAAAAATATACTGTTATCTACCATGTTATCCTCTCCTTTCCTTTACAAACTTACTAAGGGAGTGTTAATGCGAATCTTTTTGCTTCTATTGTTAATTTATAGCCGAATAAACGCTTACTACGGTCATTACTTTCACTTCTTGAACCTACGAATAATTGGTTAAACTTTGACCCATCACTCGCTGTATATCCGGTTCGGCTACGCTCAAGTGCATGACGGGCGACCAAGTATAAAGCCCTTAGCCTATCTCTCCCGAAATTGGCATCTG